GGTCTGTTCCGCCCGTAGCCGTTCGACGAAAGCCTCGAGGGCATAGGCCGGAATGCGGCGACTCCGGCCTAATTGCAAGGATTCGAGCATCCCATCATTGAGTAGCTGGTAAAGTCGGCTCCGCCCGATTGAAAGCCTACCGGCAGCCTCCTCAACGGTTAGCAAGAGCTGGTCTGGCATTGGGCCTTCCTCCATATCGTCTAGGGTTGTTCAGCGGTATCGGCTAGTCTTTGGGGTGGTAGTGGATTGGGTTTAGTTGGGGGCGTCGGTTTTGGGGTAGGGGGTTCCCCTTAATCAGCACCCTCCGATTTATTTCCCCCTCACGTATTTTCCCACTAGGTGGGCGCGCGCTGGTTCGCGCGGTGTCCATTACTTTCACCAGCGGACACAACAAAGCTACGACCTATCGGTACCTCTTACTCCAGGTAGCAACCCTGGAGAACGTCTCTCCCCGACGTTTAAGTCTGAGGCGACGATGCTACCGTATGTTATTTGGTTATTTTTTCGTCTTGGTCCCCTGCTTGGTCTTCTTGGCGTACGCAGAGGCGGCTAGTTTCCCCTTTTGGGTGTAGGGAAACTTCTTCTTACCTACTTTTGGCATCTGTAGACTCCTTTTTATGGCCGTTTGGGCTGCGCCTACGCCCCCTCATTATAGACTCTAAAGGACGACCTTGTCGATCGTAGAGAGGGGTGCCCTGCTCATGGCTGGGATCGTTCCAGTACGGTGATCGACACCGCGAACACTGTTGAGGCTCTGGACTGATGCTGCCATCCTTTAACGTGCGAGACTCGTCCGAGACCCGTGGGCTCCATTTGTGCCCGCATTGCTCGCAGCTGAATAGCCGTACCCGCTGTAACGTGTTCGTGATTCCCATGTTACCCAGTAATCTACCATTATAAGGGGGGGCATGTCAATGCCCCCCTCTATCTCATTGCTGATCTTTCGTGGTTGGGCGAAACTGGTGCCAGTGGGGTCTTGTTTTGACGTGGTATAATCGGCTTTATGGCGACTCAGACGCTCTCCAAGGCCGTCATATCCCCTCTGGCAGACGGAATATTCGAGCGGATAGGTTACGACCCGACACAGGGCGGGCATAATGTCTATCAGCCCGCCATAATGCGCTCAAAGGCTAAGTATATAGCCGTAACCGGAGGGGAGCAGGGCGGAAAGAGCAGGGTAGCCGCCTCCAAGTTCCAGGTCGAGTGGGCGTTAGACCAGGGCCGTCGGCCAGAACGCGGGGACGGCGTTGGGGACCCACACCTATACTGGCTTGTTGCCGCAGCCTACGGCGAGACCCAAAAAGAGTTCGAGTACATACTCGACGACCTCTATACGCTGTTCCCGACCGCTAAGATCGATAAGTCCAAGAGGATCGACCCTGGATATATTGAACTTCGACACGTCAGCGATCTGGGTAAACCCGATCGTAAAGCTGCCCTTCGAATAGAGACCAAGTCCGCCACGGATATTACCAAGCTCTCTAAAGAGTCGCCTAACGGGATCATCCTGTGCGAGGCGGCACAGATGGAGTTCGAGGTCTTCGAGCGCTGTCGCGGCCGTGTGGCCCCCATGGACGGCTGGCTCTTTATACCCGGCACCATGGAACGTGGCGTTGGCATCTGGTTCTCCCAGATGGCTACTGCCTGGGCCGCCGGCGTCGATAACAAGGCTAGCTTCATACTCCCCTCTTACTCTAACCACTACCTCTATCCAGGCGGTATAGACGACCCGAAGATTCAGGCCGCCAAGATCGAGCAGTCCGACGAATGGTTCCTAGAACGGATCGAGGGGAAGCCCGTTCCCCCGCGCGGCCTGGTCTTCCACGAGTTCGACGCCTCTAAACACGTCCGAGACAACGTCTATAACCCCGCCTTACCCGTCTATATTGCCGAAGACCCTGGCTATGGCTCAGAGCTGGCCCACGCACATGCCCTCGAAATCTATCAGATCGTTACCGACTATACCGCGACGGGGCAGTCCTACGAGCAGGTACGCGGCATAGACGAGATATTCGAGCACGGGAAGATCACCGAAGACATAATCAACATCGCCATGAGGAAGCCGTGGTGGAAAAGCCCTAAATTCCTCTACTCAGACCCCCATTACAAGGACCAACATCACTCGATGTCCTCTGTCGCAGAGGTCTGGAACCGCGAAACGGGACTGGTCGCCGGCCCGAACCACCGGATTCCCGTTATGCCCGGTAACGAACGCCTAAAAAGCTTCCTCGGAGACGATCCGGTCTCCAAAATGCCTAAAATCGTCTTCCACTCGTGCCAAAAGGGGCTCTTGAGCAACTTTGGGGCCGCTCCGAACCCGCTAGACGGCAAAATTAGGCCGTATAGGTGGAAAACCGACCGACAAGGGGCAGTTTACGGCCAAATACCCGAGGAAAAGAACAACGACGGCACTAAAGCTACTACGTACTTCCTTGTAGGTGAGTTCGGTTACGGTTATGATAAGCGAAATCGGAAGGCGATCGTTACGAGGCACAAATGAGACGTAAAGCGGCTGACATTGTCGACATGGTCGACGAGCAAGCTGAGCAGACCTCTTCGCTGCGGCAACGCATGGACGAAGACTACGACCTGTGGCGCTTGGCCCCGTATGCCAGTGAGGAACTCGCTGGATTCAGGAAGTATACCCCGAACGAGGCCCGTACCCAGGCGAATAAGATCATATCGCTGCTCACGACGGCCAAGCTGCTCATGCAGATCAACCAGATCGACCAGACGAGAGACCAACGCGATATAAGGAACGCCGCCGAGCGCTTTTATATAGGAGTGCTCTCCGCTAACGACGAGCGCCTGACCCGCATGGGGATGAGCACTCTCGACGAATCGCTCTCCTGGTATATCGCCATTCGGGGATTCTATGCGGGCCGTAACCTGCTGACCAAGGACGACTCTATCTTCGAGCCGGGAACTCCCAATATCCACCCGTGGGACCCCCGTAACTGCTACTGGGAGTTCGGGGCCAAGGGCCTTACGTGGTTTGCACATAAGACCTGGCGCACCTCGCGGCAGATCAAGAACGAGTTCGGCATTACCGTCACAAAAGACTCCCACAACGACGACGGCAGGGACAAGACCCCCGTCATAGAGTGGTACGACGACGAGCATACCGGGATAGTCGTCGATACCAAAGCCTATAAAAAGCCCACACCACACGGCTCCCCAGAGTTCCCCTGCTTCTTTGGGGCCGTCGGCCCAAACCCCCTTATACATAGCTCCTCAGACCAGGACACTATTAAGGACTGGGGCGAGTCGATCTACCAGTCCAATCGCGGCGTCTATAACGAAATGGCCTTTACACAGTCGATCCGATCCGAGTTCATGTCCAGAAGCCTAAAGATACCCTACGTTATCAAGTCCCCCGACGGCACGCTTACCCTGGACGAAAACCCGTGGCTAACCGAAGGCGGCACTACCGGTATATCGTTGCCCGAAGGGGCTGAGATTATAGTCCTCGACTCTCTGAGGATGGCCCAGGAGGCCGGATTACAGGTCGGAGAACTGGCAGGACAGGTCCAGCGCGGCGGTATCCCCTGGTCCTCGTTCGGCACCATACAGGACCCAATATCAGGCTTTGCGATAGGCCAGCTTCGACAGGGCCAGCAGACCCCTATAGAAGGCCCCGTTGCGGCAAAGAAGGCCGCCTATGTGCAGATCACTCGGGCGCTTCGTGCCCAGTACGGATCGGGCGCGTTCAAGGAGATGACCGTTAGCGGTAGAGAGCAGACCGGAGAGAGGACGCCGTTTAACCAGGTCGTACCGCCCGAGGTCGTTCGCGACGGCGGAGACCCCGACATCACCATTACGCCAGAGCTGCCTCAAGACGACGTACAGGCAATCGCCATGGCTATACAGTTGAGCGAGCCCGGTTCCGACGGGGAGCCGCTGGTAGACTATCGGACTATAAGGGAGAAGTGGCTCAGGCTCCAAGACGCAGATAGGGTTGGCGACGCGGTGCTGGAGCAGAGGGCGCGTCGGGCCTCTGAGGTAGCGGCCGCCCACGACATGATGCTGGCCGCGATCAACTCTGGAGACGAGCAGCTTGCAATGGTCTGGTTCGGCGAGGCCCAAAAGGCCATGCTCAAGGAGTTTGCAGAGCTACAGATATTGCAGATGCAGGCAGCAGGTCTGGCCCAGGCTAAGGCCGGTGCCGCACCTGGAGGCGCACCCGGTGGTGCTCCTGGGGGTAACAGAGGAGGAGGGGGTGTTGGCACTCCCGCCGGACCGCCTCGGTTTGACCCCAGGGTTGCACCCAATGCTACAATAGGCGTGCCGCCTCAGATGGGGCCTGGGCAAATAGGGCCACTAGTGCCCCCAGGAACCCCAAGGCCGGGTAGATTCGGACAGTTCGGACAGAACGGAGTACCAGGAGGTCTCTAATGGCACAAGGAACAACCAAGGTACTGCTTACAAACGGACAGTTAAAAACCGTCAATGAGTGGGAGCTTTCACGTATTCCTCACGAGGATATAGTAGGCGGTGCAACAATGTATGCAACCGCTATGTACGAGATCTTAATATCGGGCGACGATCCCCTAAGCCCTGAGGATGCAGCGAAGATTGTAAGGGCTAATGTCTCGAATGACCTTATAGCTGGTCTCACTTTTGCTCACGAAGGGGAACGGTTAGCGGTCGTCGATGGGGCCGACGATCGGATCGTCGATAGGGTCGTCGATGGGATCGACCCCACAATTCCGACGCCCCCTCCAGGGATGGACGAACCATATGTCCCAGAGCAGTGGCGTGGTGCTGCCATGCCCGAGACCGAGCGCACTTGGTTCGATGAGCTTGCCCGGACGCAATCAGCGCGTGAACAGGCCCTGGCTGAGTCGAACTGGCAGGCGTTTAATCGCTTTATGACCCAAACAGCCGGAGGTATGACCCCTCTTGCTCGGGGCTATCTTCAGAGGCAGTATGAGCCTCTCAGGATGGGCTACTTGACCGACCCCACCATAAGCCCGTATACGACCTTTTCGGACTTTCTCCAGTCTGGCCGTGCCCCGCTAGGCCCACAAGGTGGTATAGACAGACTGCGGCAGATACAGAGTTCGAGAGATGTAGCCTATACCCCTGAGCAGATCAGGCAGTTTGAAGAGGCCAGGTCTAAGGGTCAACGGATTGAAGGGTTCGCAAGGGGACCGCAGCTTGCGGCTATGTTTGGAGGCCCTCAAGGCCAACAGCTTGCCTTTGACGTTGCGTTGCAGCCAATGCTGTCCCAGGTCGCTCCGTCTTTCCGTGCCTCGTTTGAACAGGCTGCTGGGGACGTGTTTAACCGGTTCCTAAATCAAACGCCCCAAAAGAGCTTCATGGATCAACTTATCGCCAAGGGCGGCATCTTCGGCCCTACCATGCCTCAAACCACCTCCTTCGCTCTCTGAGGTAATCTAGGGGGCTGAAATCTAGTATTTGCGGCATATATCACAGCGCTTCATGGACTACCTGGTCAACCGAGGCGGTTTCTTCGGAGGAGGTTAGCTTATGCCGTCGCATTATCTTGACCCATTACAGTCTTTGTCTCCGACCTTCGGGGACGATCCGTTTCAGAACTTCCTAACCGATGTCCCGGAAGCAGCGTACTTCTCGACGCCGCAGTTCCAGGGAGCGACGCCTAACCTACGTAGCTTCCTACAGACCGGCTTCCGAGATTTCCACAACGAGTTCCTGGGGGCTCTAGGTGCTCAGATAAAGGGAGGCAATCTGCCCACATTGCGATTCCCTGAGTTCTTGCAGGACATGCCGTTCCAGCAACGCTTCCAGGAATCTCGCTTCGCTCCTAGGCAATCTAGGAGCCGTTTTGCGCCACAGACCCGCTTCACGTATCCGTTCTAGCCCATGGTTACCCCTACTCGGACCCCTCGCCCAAGGACGGAGACCGAAGAGGAACGTAAGGTCAGGAAGCGCCTCGAAGACCAGGGTCTGGTTGTCCCTGCGGACCTCTTCTCTGATCAGGCAGCGCCTCCTACATCCACCCCCACCCCCACTCCCACTCCTAGGCCCGCTGCCGAAACGGATTCGAGGACACGAAGGCTCGATATGCTAGAGGCGCAGGGCATCATTATCCCCGAGGAACTCCGTCGAGGAGGGCCCCCACCCCCTACACCGACGCCTCGCCCTGTGCGGCCTACACCAACGCCTAGGCCCCGAGCCGTAGCGCCTCCCTCGCCCGTGCGCGTACCTATATCTGGGACAGGCCGTACATTGCTCCCGCCAATCGTCCCAGTTCCCGCTGAGCCGCGACGTGGCTTCCTCGAACGGGCTATCCCTGGTCCCTTGCGACCCGCCCTAGGTCCTGTGGCTCGTTTTGGACAGGGCGTTGCGGGAAGCCTCCAGCGTTTTGGCGAACAGCAGGCCCCCCTAATATTTCGTGGCCCTCAGACACGGATCGACGAACTCATACGCAACGCTGGTTTCGATCCTGAAGAGGTACGCCGTAACCCTGACAAACGGTTTGAGGCGCCAGGGTATACAGAGACTGTCGGCATACCAATAAGTACTAATCGCGCTCGGGGAACAGTTTACGGAACGGGTAAACATATACTGGAGGCGGCTGAAAGAGTGGCACGAGAGGAGCCACAGCCCCAACAGGCCACTGCTGGCCGTATTCTGGGCAGTGTAGCGACCCTTGGATTGGGCGAAGAGCCGCTTAGGCTAGAGCAGATGGGTGGACCGCTAGAGTCGCTGACCTATGGCATTGGTCCAGGGTTTGGCCCCGTCGTATCGGCATTTACCCGTCCAGGTATGGCCGCTCTCCAGCGTACCATTCCTCGTCGGATACCCCCCGTGCGCCCACCTCAACTTCCCGGAGTGACCCGGGACA